AAGTGGTTTGCAAGTTCTAATTGCTTATTTTACTTAATGCTATTTATAGTTTTCTAACTTCACCTGTTTGCAAATCGTGGTGAAAAGAAGAACTATGTTAAAAAGACAAGTGCAAGAGATAAAAAAATAAACTGTTAGAAATTCGGAAAAAGGCTGGATTTTAACAGTAAATAGCAGAGAAATTTATGAATTTGTACAGAATTTTAAAAAATATTTATTGATTTTATTGACTTTGAACGTTTTGCCGACTTCAGCAGTTCAATAAAATTTGAAAGTTGGCCCAAAATAAAATTGCTTCAAAGCTCCTAAAAATTGGCACTAAATTTTTAAAAACGAAATATCAATTCGTGCAAATTCATAAGTTAGCACAGAATTAAATTTGAAAGGAGAAATAAAAAAAAATGGAAGGATTCAGAGTATATTTATACGATAAAAATGGGAATATAATAGGAATATTTTTAGCACCATCTCAAAAAAAATTTGAGGCTGATAAATTGAAATATTGTAGTGAATATAGAGAAGGGGAAAATTTTATATCCTACACAGAAATTAAAAATCCAGTTTTGGACAAAAAAACTGGAGAAGTTAGAGAAATGACTATTTCGGAACAAGTTCAAGCAGGAATATTAATTTTATCAAACGGACAATATTTAGAGGGTGAAGAAATAAAAACTGTTACAAAACCAAATGACTGGAGTATCTGGGATAAAAATAGCAATGCTTGGAAAGTCGATAATGATTTACTGAATAAAAAATTAAAAGAGTTAAGGGAAAAAGCATTAAAAGACTTAGCAGAAGCTAAATTAAACTTTTTGAATCAGCCGCTTGAAATTGAAAAAGCTGGTAAGAAATACACTTTTGAGAACAATGAAAAAAACAGAAATAGTTTGTCTCTAAAAATTTCATTAATGTGGGTGCTGGAGCAGGATAAGATAGAAAAAGTGAAAGCACAAAATGACAAAGGGCTTGTTGAATTTATAGAACTAAATAGAACGGAATTAAAAGTTTTATCTAAAAAAATACAGGACATCATAGAGGTTGCTGACATAGCAGAACAAATGGCTGTTACAGGACTTGAACGATACACTATTGAACAGATGTTAGAGCTTAATGTAAGTGATTTTTTTCAGAATTAGAAAAGGAGTGATTTAAATGAATATAGAAAAACTTATATGTACAGAAATTGAATTAGACGGTAAAAAATATAAAGTTGTTGGGATAAAATTTGAAAAAGATAATATAATATTAAATGTCGAAGAAGTAAAGGAAGTGGTATAGATGAATTTTGGGAAAGCATTTGAAGAAGTAAAAAAAGGAAAAGCAATGAGATTGCCGCAATGGAGCAAGGATGTAGTAATAAAAGCACAATTTCCTAACGAAAATAGTAAAATGACAGCTCCATATCTATATGTGGAATCCAGATATGGTAGGGTGCCTTGGAAAGAAACTATGATTGAATTATTTAGTGAAGAATGGGAAGTGGTATAAATGGATAGATTTGATAAGATTTTCAGCTTTATGTTGGCTGTCGAGGGTGGCTATACCAACGACAAGAATGATAAGGGTGGAGAAACAACTTGGGGAGTTACTAAAGATGAAGCAAGAAGAAACGGATACAATGGCTCTATGAAAAATTTAACACAAGATTTTGCAAAAAGAATACTTGAAAAAGACTATTACCTTAAAAATCGTTTGAATGAAGTAAAAAATGACAAGGTCGCATTATCAATATGTGATTGGAGCTTTAACTCAGGAAAATGGGCAACTAAAAAGGCACAGGTAACATTAAATAGATATTTTGGCTATAATCTAGTTGTGGATGGTATTTTTGGAAGCAAGACTATAAAAGCCTTGAATGAAGTGGAAGAACAAGGAAAATCAGAAGAATTTTTGAGAGATTACCACAGTATACAGAGAAAATTTTATCATTCTATAGTTGAATATAATCCAACTCAGAAAGATTTTTTGACTGGGTGGTTGAATCGGGTTGATAGAAAAGAAAAATATTTAAAGGAGATGGTATAAATGAAAGTAATATTGAATGTAGGACACGGTGGAGTGAAAAAGGATCCGGGAGCTTGCGGAAATGGATTTGAGGAACATGCTTGGAATAAGGATTTTGTAAATAACTATATTGTTCCTGAGTGTAAAGAGCAAGGTGTAGATTATGTCGTAGTGTATCAGGATTATTATTCTAAGTTGCCAGACAAAATTAATAATTTAGCAAACAAAGGGGATATAACTTTGTCATTTCATCTTAATGCAGCTGAGAAAATGTCTAACGGAGTTGAAATGCTATTCTGGCATACTTCCAAAAAAAGCAAGGAATTGGCAGAATATATGCAGGAGGCTAATATTGAAGCAACGCATTTGAAAAACAGAAAAATCTTGCCACGTGTAAGAGGGGATAGGGGATGGACATTGCTGTATAAAACAGTAACGCCTTGTCTTATCGTTGAAAGTGGATTTATAACAAATAAAAACGATATGGAAGTATTAGAAGCAACAAAAAAGGAACTGGCAAAATATTATGTAGCGGCGGTAAAAAACTATTTTAAAGGAGTGATGTAAAATGAATGTGATAACAACAGTGTTAAATCAATTTGGAGGAAATGTAATAAATTTAGTGGCAGTAGCATTAGCTGGATTTGTAGTAAAGGGAATTTCAGCATATCTTGTAAAAGGATACAGATATTTGCTTAAAAAGAAAATGGCAAGATACATAGCACAGTTTATACCAAACGGGATTGCATTTGGGGAGCTGCTGAAGGGAGTCAAGCCCAATGAGGAAAGGCTGATGCAGGCTGTATTGACAGTTCAGAACTTGGTTTTAAAAATGTTTCCTGAAAGGCTAAGACCAACGGTGGATAAACTGTTTGATGAAAAAGCAATTGCAAGAGAGATAGAAAGACAGCTTAACAAAGAAAAGCAAGAGGGTTTAGCAAAGCCGACAATGGAAAAATAACTTCCGCTGTCGGGAATAAAATAGTTGATAAAGTTGTAGGAAAGTTAGCGGAGAACAAAAAGTTATCTGCTATCACTGATAACGGAATGAACTTTAATATAATTGATTACAGGCGTGATTATAGTAGAAGCAATGTATATGCCGATATTAGTTATAGAGACAACTTTAGAGGGAATAAAGAAGTAATGGCAAGGGCGGGGTTTATCTATTACTTTGACAGGAAATAATTTTTGGAGGCATAATCAATGATAGAGGATTTAAAAATAATAATTGACAATCACGGGCTTTTCTTGATCTTATTTTTTAGTGGAGTGTTATTTGGAGTAGTGGCTCAAAAAATGGTTGACAACAAGCCTGTCAAGCCGTATATGAAAAGGATAGCGGTTGCTGGAATGACTATGTCTATAACATTATCTTTAAATAAAATAATTGGGCATTTGTCGGCAGAATATCTATATCCGTGGAGTCCAGTTATTGGATTTTTTGGAGAAGCGATTCTGGAAACAATAAATCAAAAAAGATATGGAATCAGTACAGGATTTTTAGAGCTGCTGCTTGAAAGGCTGGGATTTGTGAAAAAGGATAAGGGTGATGATAATGGAAAAACATCGCAGAAGTAGAAAACTGGCATTTTTAATGTTAGCACTTATATTTTTAAATTCAGTTCTGACATTGAAGTTGAGAAGCTATCAAAGGCGGCAAAATTTAGATTTATTAAGAAGCAGATTAAGAAACGAGAGCAATAGAGAGATTTTTGACAGCATAGAAAAGAAGTCGAAGACAGAGGATATGCTGCTATTAATCGGAACAAATATAGTGGCATTAATAATTATAGCTGGATTTGACAGGCAAAGAATAATTGATGAGAACAAAGATAAAGAAAGAGCTGTCAAAGTGTTTGGGAGATAGTCAGAAATGGCTATCTTTTTTTAATACAACATGATTTTACAAATTGGAGATATTTGTGTCTTTAGTAAAGTATGAGTATGAAATTGTAGAAGAATATTATCTAAATTTTTTTAAGAAATTATATGATTTAGGTATTATAAATATTGTGCAAATACAAAATGGACATAAGGAAAATATTTTAAATTATAATATTGATGGTTCATATTTATTAGATGAAAGGTGTTTTGTAGCAATAAACTATGGACTAAGAAATCATCTGAAATTATATAGTCCGAATAGTAACAATTAAAAAATGTCTTGTAATTCTAAGCGGCTGCCGAATCACAAGACGATATACTAAAAAGTATTTATCAATTTTATTTATATTTTAATTATAGCATATTTTCTTAAAATGTCAACCAAAAAATAAGAGCTACGAAAGGCTCTTATTCTTTTTCCATATTATCAATAGCTGTTTCAATCTTAACTTTCAAAATTTTCAAATCCTGAAGTTTCATTTCTTTAAGTTCTAAAATTTTAACTTTTCTTAAATTTTCAATATTTTTTTCATACAAATTTTTAATTTTTATTTCTTTCATTTTTTGCTCCGATGGGTTTTCAAAATATTGTGATAAATAAAAGCAAAACATCTCACAGATTGTTAAAAATCGCTTGCGTAATATACACGTAATACACAAGCGATTGGTGGAAGTGTTGTATTTATTGCAATTGACAAAAACAAACATAATGATAGCTACAAATTATTCAAATGTGAGAAATAATTTAAAAAAATATTGTGATAAGGCAACTGATGATTATGAAACAGTTATTATAACAAGAAAAAACGACAAAAATGTGGTATTGATGAGTGAAGAGGAATATAACAATTTGATGGAGAATCATTATATCATGTCAAATAAGAAATATTATAATGAACTGTTAAAAAGAAAAGAAGAAATAGAGGCGGGAAATGCACAGATACATAATATAATTGAGGTGGAATAATGAATCGGATTTGGAATAATGAGGCTTGGGAAGAATATGTCCAATGGCAAAAACAGGATAAAAAAATAGTCAAAAAAATAAATGAAATAATAAAAGACATCAAAAGAAACGGCAATGAAGGAATAGGAAAGCCTGAGCCTTTAAAGCATGAACTGAGTGGATATTGGAGCAGAAGAATTACAGATAAGCACAGGTTTATATATAGACTGACAGAAACAAGTATAGTAGTTATCGCCTGTGCAAATCATTATAAATAATGGAAATTATGAAAAAATAAAGAATAATAAAAAAGACGTCTTTAAAATTAAGAAAAAATCTTAGTTTAAGAAGTCTTTTTTTATTTTTTTGAAATTTATATAACAAAATTTGTAAATATTATTGTGTAGGGTCATTTTGAAGAAAGATTTTATTTAAAGAAAATTTATGAAAAAAATAGGGTATAATATTACTACTTAAAATTAGAAATATAAATTTTGTTAATATTGAAAAAATATAGAAAGGACAAGTTATGAAAAAGATAATTTTAATTTTGGTAAGTGTATTATTTTTAGTGAGCTGTAGTGGGAATATTCCTTTCTCGGAGGAGGAAAAAGGAGCTTTAAAAAAGGCAAAAATGGAAATTACTGAAATGAAGAAAAATCCAACAATGGCAGAAAAGGAAAGAATTTTGCAAAAGGGTAGAGAAGTTCAGAGAAAATATTTACGGATT